CTGGTCCGGATCAGTGACCGCGACGATGTCGAGCCGATCTGGCGTGACATTCAGGCCGGGCACATTCGGGCGGTTTCCATCGGCTACCAGGTCCACCGCTTTGAGGTTTCGAAGCCTGATGGCGGTCGCGAGCTTTGGCGCGCGGTCGACTGGACGCCCTTCGAGGTTTCCGCCGTGCCGGTCGGGGCCGACCCTGCCGCCGGTTTCCGCGCCCAGCAATCCCTTCACGACTGCGTCCTTCATCGCCGGGACGCTTCGACCCAACGGCAAGGAGCATCCCCCATGACCGATCCGACCCAGACCCCGGCCGCAGTGGCCGCCAAACCCAACGCGACCGAGGAGACCCAGATGACCACCCCCACCAATCCCGCTGCCGAACCGCAGGCGCATGCAGTCGAGACGCGGGCGCTGCCGCAGGCCGCCCCGACGCCCTCGCCCGACACCGAAGCCATCGCCACCCGGGCGCGCGAAGGTGAACGCGACCGCGTCTCCACCATCTACGATCTGGCCGGGCGCCTGAACCTCGAGCGCGGCTTTGCCGAGGATCTGGTCAAGCGCGGCGTCACCGTCGATGAATCCCGCCGCCTGATCCTCGATCAGGTCGCCGCGAAATCGGACGAAACCCGCACCTTCCCGCATGTCTCGATCCCCCTCGGCGGCCGGGATGAACGCGTGACCCGACGCGACGCCGTGGCCAACGCGCTGCTGCACCGCTACAGCCCGACGCTGTTCCAGCTGGACGACTCTGCCCGCCAATACCGCGGGATGTCGCTTCTGGAACTCGCCCGCGAAAGCTTGACCAATGCCGGGGTCAACACGCGGGGCCTGTCGCGCGACGAGGTGGCGACCCGCTCGCTGCATTCCACCTCCGACTTCCCCGAAATCCTGTCCGCCGTCACCAACAAGACGCTGCGCCAGGCCTACGAGACCTATCCCCGCACCTTCATGCTTTTCTGCCGCCAGGTGCTCGCCACCGACTTCAAGGCGATGAACCGGGTACAGCTTGGCGAGGCCCCGCAACTGCTGGAGGTGGGCGAAAGCGGCGAGTTCAAGCGCGGCACACTCGGCGAGTCGAAGGAAAGCTACAAGGTCAAGACCTATGGCCGGGTGGTTGCAATCACCCGCCAGACCCTGATCAACGACGATCTGGACGCCTTCACCCGGATCCCGGCGATGTATGGCAACTCCATCGCTCAGCTGGAAAGCGACGTGGTCTGGGGCATCATCACCGCCAACCCGGCGATGGCCGACGGCAACGCGCTGTTCCACACCACCCACAAGAACCTGGCCGCGACCGGCACGGCGATGGCGGTCGATGCGGTGGGCGCGGCCCGGGCGGCGATGGCGCTGCAGACAGGATTCGACAAGAAGACGGTGCTGAACATCCGCCCCGCCTTCCTGATCGTGCCCGCCGCGCTGGAACTGAAGGCCGAGCAGTTGGTCGCCCAGAACCTAGTGCCCGCCGACAGCACCAAGGTGGTGCCGCAGTCGATCCGGACGCTGAGCCCGATCAGCGAGCCCCGGCTCGATGCCGCCAGCCCCACCGCCTGGTATCTGGCTGCCAACCCGAACCAGATCGACACCATCGAGTATGCCTATCTGGAGGGCCAGCAGGGTGCCTACGTCGAGACCCGCAACGGCTTCGATGTCGACGGCGTCGAGATCAAGTGCCGCCTCGACTTCGGTGCCAAGGCCATCGACTGGCGCGGCCTCTACAGAAATCCCGGCGCGTAAGCCGGGACAATTCCATCACCTGAACCCTGACAGGCGGCCCGTGCGCCGCCTGTTTCCATGTTTGCGAAAGGACATCCGCGATGAAGAACTATGTTCAACCCGGCAATACCATCACCCTGACCGCGCCCTATGCCGTGACCTCCGGCGATGGCTTGCTCGTCGGTTCCATCTTCGGCGTCGCTTCTGGCACCGCCGCCCCTGGCGAAGCGGTCGAGACCGCGGTCGAGGGCGTCTACGATCTGAAGAAGGTCGCGTCGCAGGCTTGGGCCGCAGGCGACAGGATCTATTGGGACAACACCGCCAGGCAGACCACCAAGACCCTGACGGCGAACACGCTGATCGGCGTGGCGACCGAGGCCGTAGCGGGCGGGGCCACCGACCTGATCGGCAGGGTTCGGCTGAACGGCGCGTTCTGATGTCGGCCTTTGCCGCCGCTGTCGGCGCGCTCTTCGCTGATCCAAACATGGGGCGGGACGCGGTCTACATCGCCGATGGCGGCGCACCAGTTTTGGTGCGCGTCGTCGCCCGACGCGCCGATGCCGTCACCGACTTCGGCGATGCCCGGCTCTGGTCCGAAACCACGCGCGTCGACCTGCGCGTGGCCGAGGTTCCGAACCCGCGCCCCGGTGATCGGATTGAGATCGACGCCGAGGCCTTCCTCATTCAGGGCGAGCCCATCCGTGATCGCGAGCGGCTGGTCTGGACAGTCGATCTGAGGCCCGCATGAAACTGAAACTCGCCATCGATCCCGACATCGTCGCCCTGATGACAGCGGAGGTCGCAGCGGGCGAACGCGCTGTTACCGCCGCCATGCGAGAGGCTGGCACCGGCCTTAAATCTGCTTGGCGCACACAGATCACCGGCGCAGGGCTGGGCACACGCCTTGCCAACTCAATCCGCTCCGCCAGCTTTCCGAAATCCGGCGAAAGTCTGAACGCGGCCGCGCTGGTCTGGTCGAATGCCCCGGTAATCATCGGCGCACATGACACCGGCCCGCTGATCCGCTCGAAAAACGGCTTCTGGCTGGCGATACCCACGCCAGCGGCGGGCAAATCCACGCGCGGCGGCCGGATCACACCCGGCGAATGGGAACGCCGCACCGGCCTGCGCCTCCGGTTCATCTACCGCCGCCGTGGCCCGAGCTTGCTGGTGGCCGAGGGACGGTTGAACACCAAGGGTCGCGCCGTGGCGTCAAAGTCGAAAACCGGCCGGGGCGTTGTGACTGCGCCGATCTTCCTGCTGGTGCCGCAGGTCAAGCTGCCGAAGCGGCTGGACCTGGCGCGGGATGCCGAACGGGCAGTGGACGGTGTGCCGGGGTTGATCGTGGCGAACTGGGTGGATAAACTTTAGCGCTTATATTTAGCTCCTCGCGTCGAGTTTCGAAAGGCTATCTCCCATAGCATTCAAAAGCTCACGAAAGCCATCGCCTTCGCTAAGGAGTTTCTCTGCATCAGAAATGAAACCTGCGTCGCCATCGAAGGCTGGATGGTTTTTACCCATTTTTATGACGGCCTGCGCGTGCTTGACCATCTCATTCAGAGCATCACGCGACTTTGCCAGCGTTCCTGGCCTGCTCAACTCGTACAACGCCTTGTGCAAATTGTGCGACGAAACCATAGCATAGTAGTGCTGTGGGACACCCCTCGCTATTAGCTGATTACAATAGCGTATTCTTTCGTCAAGAATTTGCACTAGAGCATCTAGTTTCTGGTTCTTTTCAATTTTGGCCCCGGATACCTCTTGATACATGGTTCCAAGCATCCACACCATCTGCTTCAAGGAAGGTACATCGCCACCAATTGCCTCTTTCCGGATTATCAAAGTTATTGCTGACTGATTTTCGCTTCCGAGCCACGCGTCAATGAAGTCTGTGTCACCCAATATCTCTGAAGTTTTTGCGCGATCGGCGTAGAGCAGATTAAATACAGACTTTGGATCTTGACAGATTTTCTTGTAATCTTTCTTTGACTTCCCGAATCCAAACAAAGCTCATCCCTTCCGCGCTGTTAAACATCGACGAGACAGTTTTGCATGCAAGCGGCTGATTTGCTAGAGAAATGAGGATCAACCTGCCCACCCCTCGCGAAACCATCCTCGCCGCACTGCATGCGCGACTCTCGGCGTTGCCCGCCACCGCCCTGCGCGGTGACGTGCTGCCCGAACGCGTGCCAGCCGCTGGCCTGCTGATCCTGCGCGACGGCGAGCCTGGGGAGCCGGAGGTCACGCTGTCGCCGCTGCGTTACCACTACCAGCACCGCGCCGAGATCGAGGCGGTCGTGCAGGGTGCGGCCCGTGACACCGCCTTCGACACCCTCTGCGCCGGCATTGGCGCGGCGATTGCTGCCGACCGCACTCTGGGCGGCCTTTGCGACTGGGTCGAGGCGGAAGCGCCCCGTCCGGTCGATCTGGCTGTGGATGGTGCGGCTAGCCTGAAGGCAGCGGTGATCCCGGTCATCCTGCACTATTCCACGGCCGACCCGCTAACCTGACCCCAATCACGATAGGAGAACACGATGGCACGAGCCCATGGGGCGCGGGCGCAGATGGCGCTTGCGTTCGAGACCGTCTATGGCACTGCGCCCGCCTCGGGCTATCGCACGGTGCCCTTCGCCAGCACCACGCTCGGCTCCGAACAGCCGCTGATCGCCTCGGAACTGCTGGGCCAGGGGCGCGATCCGCTGGCCCCGATCAAGGATGCGGTCATCGCCGACGGCGACGTCGTGGTGCCGATCGACGTCGAGAACCTTGGGCTGTGGCTCAAGGCGGCCTTCGGCGCGCCCGTCACCTCTGGCACGACGCCCAAGACCCACACCTTCCAGTCCGGTAACTGGACGCTGCCGTCGATGGCCATCGAGACGGCAATGCCCGAGGTGCCGCGCTTTGCGATGTACACCGGCTGCGTCTGCGATCAACTGTCGTGGCAGATGGCACGCTCCGGCCTGCTGACCGCGACCGCGCGGCTGGTGGCGCAGGGCGAAAGCGTTGCAGCGGCCACGGCCGCAGGCACGCCCACTTCGCTGGCGCTGCAGCGGTTTGGGCATTTCAACGGCGCGATCACACGCAACGGCTCGCCGCTTGGCAACGTCATCTCGGCCGAAGTGACATATTCCAACGGCCTCGACCGGATCGAGACCATCCGCTCGGACGGTCGCATCGAGGGGGCCGACCCCGGCATGGCCGCCCTGACCGGTCGGGTGGAGGTGCGCTTT